CATATCTAATGGTTCTAATGGTACTGTTTGCGTCAACCAAAACGATCAAGGCACAAGCACAAGTTGTTGACATTGGAGCAGTAAGCGAACTAAATGGCTATGCCAAAATAATTCGTGATGATGAGTATGCTCCTAAGGTAGACTTCGGCATACAAAGTTTTGACGATGTTCGTACATCCAATGGTCGTATTGCAATCAGTTTTTTAGATGACTCTAAAGTAAGACTTACAGAACACTCGTCTTTGATAATAGACGAATACATCTACGACCCAAATCCTAGTAAAACTAAGATGGCGTTAAAGTTTGCCAGTGGTACAGCTAGATTTATCACTGGTAGTCTCAATAAAATAGATAAAAAGAATATATCTCTGAAAACTCCAACAGCTAACATTGCTATTCGTGGAACTGACTTTACTTGCACAGTGAATGAATTAGGAGAGTCGTTAATTATACTTTTGCCAGATGATACAGGCATATCCTCTGGTGAAATCATTGTGACTACAATGGCAGGTAGTGTAACTCTGAATAAGCCTTACGAAGCCACAACAGCTAAAATGTTTGAATCTGCACCCTCTAAGCCTGTAATTTTAGACCTCACTTTAGAACTTATAGATAATATGTTGATTGTTAATCCACCAAAAGAAGATGAGAGGTTTGTAGAAGATAATGCACAGACAAAACAAGCAAGTTATTTAGATTTTGATGACTTGGATATAGATTATTTGAATGAAGATTTTTTAGAAAGTAAAGAGCTAGAGTTTACAGAGCTAGATATAAATTACTTGGATGTGAACTTTTTGGAAGATTTATTGAATGTTTTAGATGCTTTAGCAATAGAAGAAGAGGAAGATCAACTTGCAGAAGCTACTGGTATCAATATATCTGGCACACTTATCGGTAAAGACCCTGACACACAAATTACTACACTTGTTACAGGGCAACTAATAAGTCTGCGTAGAAGCGTAAGCGAAACAGCGAGAATAGATTTGGATGGCACTGGCTCATATACTGTAATTCTGATACAAGATGGTGTGTCAAACACTATAAAGATCAATGGAGGCAGTGATACCACTATAAGAATAATACAGGGGTCGTAATGCCTAAAAGGACTTTCAGCTCGGCAGTAAGGATGCCTTATCAAGATGCTATAGCTTTAATCCTCAGAATGATAGACTTTCACTACGAAAAAGCCATAATAGAGCCTGATTATAGAGATTTTCACTATAAACAAGCAGATAGGCTAAAAAGCTATTTGGTAGATTGTAAGGAGTACATCGTAAAACATGAAGAATCTAACTAAATATTCACAAGGCTTATTACTTTTAGTTGTATTATCACTACCGCTTATATTCCAAAGTACACCGACAGAGATACTGAAACTCAAAATATTTGATAATTTTGTAGTCACACCAAAAGAATCTGGAAACTTTGTAATACTTAATATTACAGAGGAAGATGTTGATGCTGCAGGTGGTTATCCATTTCCTAGAGAAGAACTTGCAAAAATACATTTAGATTTGCTTAGAAATGGTGCATTAGGTGTTGGATGGGTGTTAGCTTTCCCACATGAAGATAGGTTTGGAGGTGATGGCTACTTCAAAGCTGCTCTTGCTTATACTCCTTCTGTTATAGCTCTTTTTGAGAATAATAATAAACAATATCCAAAGACTACAGGAACAGTAATTCTTGGTGATGATATAGGTGGCTTTCTTTCAAATGGCACAGTACAAAACATAAAAGAACTATCTAAAGTTGCATATGAAGGTATAGCATCTGCACCTGTAGATGCGGATAATTTAGTAAGAAGAATACCCTTACTTTATAGAACCCCTGATGGTTGGATAGCATCATTTGGTACGCAGGTTCTCAAAGCTCTTACTGGCTCAGATACTTACATAATAAAAACAAATGACAATGGTATAGAAGAAATAACTGTAAAAGGTATACCGCCTGTCAAAGTAGATAGTATGGGGAGAAAGTGGATTTCATGGATTGTTCCACGTGGAACATCTTTGAAGGAAATGGATGTAGAGGATAAGTTTGTATTTGTAGGGGTGACTGCAAAGGGTGTCATGCCACAATTATCTACACCAGTTGGTTTGTTAGAACCACACTATATACAAGCAGCTTTAGCAGAATCTTTACTGGTGCAAAACTCTCCATATATACCTGATTACAGTCTAGCTGTTGAATTAGGTATTTTTTTGCTATCTATAGCTATTCTCTGGGTCTCTACTAGGTTTTTAGGGGTTACCTTAGGTTTGTTGTCATTTTTGCTTATATTTGCCTCTACAGCAGTCTATGGCTATCAGCAAATTAGGTCAGGTTTACTTATAGATGTGAGTTGGACACTCATAAGTCAGTTCATAATTGGTGCTGTTGCCTTTTATTTAAACTTTAGAGAGCAATTCAAGCTACGATTACAGATCAAAAAGCAGTTTGAGCATTATTTAGACCCAAAACAAGTTAAAAAGCTGCAAAACAACCCAAATTTACTAAAATTAGGCGGTGAAAAGAAGGAGGCAACCTTTTTATTTACAGATGTGCGTGGTTTTACATCACTTAGCGAGAGTTTACCGCCAGAAAAGGTTACATATATTATGAATGCTGCACTAACAGCACAACAAAACGCTGTTCAGGCTAATGAAGGCATGGTAGATAAGTATATTGGCGATGCAATGATGGCAATATTCAATGCTCCATTAGATCAAGATGATCATGTAGACAGAGCCATACAGTGTGCAAAGGATATTGTTAAAAATATGGAAGAACTTAATAAAAAACTGGTAGAAGAGGGTATAGAGCCTGTTGAAATAGGCATAGGCATCAATACAGGCGATGCAGTCATTGGAAATATGGGTAGTGAGACAAGATTTGACTACACAGCTATAGGAGATGCTGTTAACACTGCTGCTAGGCTTGAAAGTGCTACAAAAGATCAAAAAGAAACAGTTTTAATTGGTGAAAACACTGCAAATACAACTACATTTGATTTAAGATATGTAAACGACATCAGTGTTAAAGGTAAATTATATCCATTGAGAGTTTATGGGATTTAAATTGAGCATTATTTTAGGAGGTCTTTTGTTAGCTACAATTAGTGGCTCTGGCTTCTATATTAAGTATTTATTTAATCAAATGGCAGTTTTAGAGGGCAACCAGATCGTACTTGAGTCAAAAATATCCGAACAAAACGAGTCAATTAAGAATTATCTTGCAAATCAGGAAAAACAAAGTAAACAGCTTGATATTTTAGAAAAAGAGAAAGCTGAAGCTAACAGAGCAGTTACTGAGCTAAGAAATAAGTTTGCAAGGCATGATCTAAATAATCTTGCCCTAATGAAGCCAAAACTTATTGAAAAAAGGGTCAACAATGCGTCTAAAAAGGTTATGGAAAATTTAGTTGATATAACAAATCCAAATAAGTTTGACTTAGGAGAAGAAGATGATAAGAACAATAACTAGCTTTTTAATTTTAGGTTTCTTAATAAGCGGATGCTCTATATTGCCGAAAGCAAAGCCAGTAGAGGTTAGGACTATTGCTGAAATACCGCCAATGTATCATCCGCCTTTACCTTTAGAAATGCAGCTTGTAGATGTTAAGTTTGAAATACTCACCCCAGAACTAATGGAAGAGTATCTGAAATTAGTAGAAGAAGGTAAAGCTCCTGCAAAGCCTTACTATGCTTTAACTACTCAACAGTATCAAAATCTGTCTAATAACATGGCAGAAATCACCAGATATACCAATAATATACTTTCTATCGTAGCTTATTATAGAGAATACGATAAAAAAGAAGATACAGAAGATTCTAGTAAAAAATAGTCATATCGGCTACACTCTAAGAAACGCAAGGAGTAAATTATGTTTGATTTAATAATGAGCATTGTTACTGTTGTTACTTCTGTAGTTTGTGTTGCTAGTTTTATAGCAGCTATTACGCCTACACCAAAGGATGACGAGCTTTTGGGTAAGTTATATAAGGGAATAGAAATTCTCGCATTAAACATAGGTAAAGCAAAAATGATTGCACCAAATAAAGATGACTAAAACAAGCGTCACCCCATTTGTCTATAATGCGATTTTAGACAGGGTAATAGATGGAGACACCATAGATGTGACTCTTGATCTTGGTTTTGATGTAATGTTACACAAACAAAGAGTGCGTTTAGCAGGTATAGACACACCTGAAAGCAGAACTAGAAATCTTGAAGAAAAAGCCTTAGGTTTGAAGGCTAAAGAAAGATTAACTGAATTATGCGTAGGTTCATTCAAAATTCAATCATTAGGTAAAGGCAAATATGGGCGAATACTTGGCATCCCTTTTACAGAAGATGGTAAGAGCATTTGTGAATTACTTATTGAAGAAGGACACGCAGTTGAATACTGGGGTGGTACAAAAACCGCCAAAGTACGAGAAGATGGAACATGGGGAGAATAATATGAAAACATCACAAGAAGGAATTAGTCTGATCAAAAAGTTTGAAGGATTGAGACTAGAAAGTTATTTATGTAGTGCAAATGTACTTACTATTGGTTATGGACATACTGAAGGAGTCAAAGAGGGCATGACCATAACACAAGATATGGCAGATGAAATGCTAGAAAAGGACTTAGAATTATTTGAAGGTTATGTAGAAGATAATGTGACTGTGCCTTTAACCCAATGTCAATTTGATGCTTTAGTAGCATGGACTTTTAATTTAGGTGTAGGCAATCTGCGTTCATCTACCATGTTAAAAGTTCTTAATGAAGGCAAATACGAGTTAGTGCCAAGTGAAATGCGTAGATGGAATAAAGCAGGTGGCAAAACTTTAGAAGGATTGATTAGACGAAGAAAGGCAGAAAGTTTATTATTTAATGCGGAGGACTGGATAGAAGTTTAGATGGCTCTAAGTAAAAAGCAAAACAAGCGACTAGGTGCGATTCTTTCAGTCATGTTTAAAGAAGAAACTCCTAGCGGTGCTATAGAAGATGTAGTTCAGCTTGGCTTTGTAGAAAAAACAGAGGAAGGTTATAAGATCACAAGCAAAGGTCTTGATGAAAAAAATCGTCTTTGTACTTTAGCAGGTCTTAATATCAAGTATGCTTCTGAAAGTAAAAGTTCAGTCAATCCTGTAGATCAAGTTGGGAAACCTTCTTCCCAAGAAGTTTTCAAAGACACTTAATGCTTCTTTTTTAGTAAGTGGTTTCTCATTATACATTTCTCTTTCAGTACAATTCATGTGATACCATCTAGCAAAGTTATTTTGAAAAGAATCTTTTTTGTCATACAAAAACTCATCCATTAGCCATATCCTCCCTTCCTGATATGATAGTTTCTATTTCTGTCTCAAAGCTATCAATTTCTTCAAGGCAGCGTTTGATTTTTCCATTAGATATTTTAGTTTCCAGATCAACAGCTTCTTTATCTATCTTAGATTCAAGAATGCCTCTTACTCTCTCTAGTATCTGATGATAGCCTTCGTAGGTGTAATATTTATGTTGAAGATTCATGATTGTTTTTTACTATAATCTTTAATAAAGAAACCTATACCCCTACCTGCAAAAAGTATATGCTCGTCTCTATCTATACCTTGTATGTCACATTCAAACGTAGCTACTCTATGATAATCCCCTAAATATTTTTTATCTTCATCTGTAATGATCTTTATAGGATGTCCGCAAAAGTTCATCACCTCAGGGTCAAGTATTTCAAACTCCATCTTTAAATCCCTCTATAACTTCTAGTGGTTTACCATTTGGGTACTTAAAAGCAAGTTCCCATTTGGCATAATCTTCGGCATTCATAATATTCTTGATCTCAAAAATATTAGTGTCATCTGTGATGTTATACTTTTTGTATAACTCATTTAGAATTTGCTCTGATATTTTCATTTTAACTGCTCCAATAAGATTCTGATGATCTACTTGCGTAGTGAGGCGTATTTAAAGGCTCAACAAAGGTCTGTCCTGTCATGAAGTCCTTTTTGATTACTAAAGGTTCTTTTTCGTTGAATGTTTTTTCATCAATAACAACACCTTTTTTCATCTCGTCTAGTTCTCTACCTGTTTGATTATCAAAACCATCTACACCAAATCTTTCTACATATTCGGCTTTTCTTGCAGCTAACTTTTTGATGTGTGTATTTAAAGATCGTTTTGCACCAGATTTAGTGTCAAACAATCTTGATGAACCATACTGTCTGATCAAGACTCTGTAGGTTTCTGGATTTATTACTAAGTATTTCATTTTATCTCCTGCCTTTCGGCTCAATTAATTATGTGTCTATTATAAACCCAAATTGGAATATATGTCAACACTTTTTAGAGAGAAGGAAACTACCATTATTGTTTGTATCTTAGGAGATGATCGTTCCCTTCTCAATGCTTTGCCAAGTACCAAAAGACAAAGCTAGTTAATATTACCCACCATTAAGAGGACTACAAACACTATCGTGTATATAGCAATCTACAAGATCACTAGCTGAAACCTCAATGTTATATCCAGTAAAGTCTTTGTTTACTATTTCAATAACAGCTTCAGCACAATCTAGTAAGTGTTGCTTTTCGCCCTCATTTTTGTGATTAGTCAAATGTACCCCATCGTAGTTTTCAAATAATCCGAGTAACCATGTAGGTACATCATTTCTAAGTTGTTGATTTACATTTTCCATTTTATGCTCCTGCCTTTCGGCTCAATTTAACGAGCCTCAATATTATCCCAATGTGGAATAAGTGTCAACTATTTAGAAAGGAAGTTCAGCAGAGTATTCATCCAGTTTTAAAAGGTCATCAACTAAATCTAATAATGACTCTTCTGTGCCATAAGCTGCAACAAATCTAGCTTTGTATGGATGTCGGCTTATTGGTTCTTTATCGCTACCCATGCGATGATGTTCAAAGCATAAAGGCAACACATAAAAATGACTGCCTTTGAAATCTCCTTTTGCTTTTTTGGTCTTGCCATACACATGATGTATCTCACAGGGTCGTCTGCCTTTGCCTTGCTGTCGGCAAATAATACAACCTAGATCACGAACTTTGTCCATGTGTTCTTTCTCTGCTCTCGTTGGCGTTCTACCCTTCACCTACCATCCATAATGTTTTCTTTCTTGTTCAGTACCATAATGCCAGATCGCTTTATTCAATCTAGCTATTGTACCTTCAAGACTCAAACTTTTTCCTGTCTTACTGTTAGGTGAATATTTTCTTAGATCATAAAGAGTTATGTCGCCATCTCTAAATCTATCAAGACATTGTTGATGTAAAGTAGCCATACCTTTATGAAACTTACCTGAGCTTTGTTTTATTACACTGCTGTGTTGTCCATAAACCTGACCTAAAACATCCAAGCTGTCATATCTAAGATGACCAAACTTTGTATGATCAGGGGTAGGCGTTGCTTTTTCATCTTTTTCTTTTGCAGTATGAACATTGGTTATATGTCCAATATTCACAATCTTATCTGCCTCTGATTTAGATATAGCATCGTTCATGGCTTTACCAAGAGCAGTGTCTGGATATTTTTTCTTAGCTACTATCTTTTGTATATCAGCATTCTCTTCATTTTGTGTTGAAACTACTGTTTCTGACAAAATTACTACGCTACCATCAGGATTACGCATAATTTTTCTTTCAACGATTTGTGTTCTAATATTATCTTCGTTGACATCTTTCCAGATTCTTTTATCTGAAATCTCACTAGCAGGTATGCTTACAGCTTGATTATTATGTAAACATCCGACTAAAACTTCTTCTCTTACAAAACCATTTATCTTTTCAGACGAAACATTTAATATTTTATAAATATCACCATGCTTTCCTTTCTGTACGAGTTGTCCTTTTTTTATATTTCTCATGTTACCCCCTAATTAAATGTGTCCATCATGGCTTTATGTTTTGCCAAAAATTCTTGTTTTACTGCTGTTGCTTCGCCATATGATCTGACGATCAATGCACTTACATCTTCTTCTTCAGCATCAGTTAAGTCTTGGATGTATTTATCTGGGTTACATACCCACTTGGCAGTGCAGTCATGTGCTTCTATGAACTTGAAAAAGTTAGGCATACACCCAAAAGGTGGTGACCAAGCTGTTTCAATTTCATAAATTAACATAAATAAACTAGGTGCTTGTGATGTTGATATTATGTCCTCTTCTTTCACATTAGTTGCCCAAGCGTTCCATTTAGTTCCCCAGTTTTCGTTGCACCAGTCATACCAGTAAGCCGAACCAAACTCTTTTTTGTAACGCTTGATTGTTACTTCGTCTATTTGTATTTCTTTAAGACGCTTCATCATGTCATCGGTATTCACTCTTTGATTTTGCCCTTTGATCATTTGTTCCCAATCCATAAAAGGTTTTGCATCTTCTTCTTTATAATAAATATCAAGCAACTTGCCATTTTCGCTTGTTTTCATACAGTTAATACCTTTAAGTTCTTCTGGCATCTTTACAAGATTATTTAAATCAAAATGAAGTAACTCTTCATTACTATCCTTTGTTTTCAAATGTTTTCTTATAGTCTGCAATCTGTCCTTATCTTCGGTATAGATTGTTATTATTTGATTTACCCAATTAGCCATATCATGCTCCATATCTTTTTGCTTCTTCTCTAGCGTTTACCATTTTGGTACGCCACTCTTCAAAACCTACTTTGTAGGCATCTAATTTAACCCTGAGAGATGACAACATACCTTTCTTAGTACCTACTACTAATCTAGCTTGATACATCTCTTCATTGTTTTCTGCATATACTTCTTGTGCAGAGACAGTTTTACAACCTTCAGCAGTAGCCTCTAACTTAAGACGAGCTGATAATCTTTTCACATTTGCTTCTGCTTCAAAGACTTCATACTCTGCCTTTTGTATAGGCTCTGCTAATGATCTTATCCTGTGCATCCAAACCTCTTCTTCCATTAGAATATAGCTTTATCATCTTCCTTTTCTGGAATGATAAGATTGCCCTCTTCATCATAAGGTGTGAATCTAAGACTTGTATAATCTGTGCCTTGCTGCGTTTGATTAGCATAACCGCCACATTTATATACTGTGCCTTCCCAAGTGATCTTCCCACCTATATCAGGCGTGGTCTCACTTCTTTTGGTTTCTGGTGCGTTGTAGTGCAGTAATCCAAGAGAAGCAACAAGCTCGTATTTTTCTTTACCATTCTTATCTTCATATTTAAGAATAGCTCCATATACTTCCTTATCGTTTATCTTAAACTTACCCTTTCTAGGTACAGTCACCCTTGTTTCGTGAAATAAACTTCCACTGTTGTTTTTCATCTCATAACTATCTGCCATTTTTTACTCCTATAAGTTTGTACTGATAACCTTTCTTACCAGTGATTTTCTTGCGTTCTACAGTTTCACCAAGCATCTCTAAGTCATATTTCAATCTAAAAGGGTCTTTTCTCAAGTCTCTGATAGCTGCAGAAATACTTGGTTCGCCATAAAACTTACCTGTTTTGTCCTTAATAACTCTCTGTAAATCCCAGAAAGTCCACCAAGAACCATCTCTCATACAGAGAAACACATAATCAGTCAGACTGTTTGCCTTGCTCATCTGTTTCCTCTGGTATTGATTCGTATTTTTCAATTAGCTGTGTATAAGCTGTTTGATCTTTTTTATTTGCACTTTCCGATGCTTTTTTGATTTCATCTTTGTTTGCTTCATAAAGTAAGATTTGTTCTTTAGTAGGTTCGCCACCAGTATCTGTTGTGCCTAAAAAGTTGATTAAAGCATCTTTCATTAACATAGCTTCATTTATATAAGTTCCTATAACGCTTCCTGTGTCGCTTACAAACCTGTATTGATCTGGTGTTGGTTCTTCTTCTTTTACGA